TGAAGATCGAACTGCAGGAAGACGCGGTCCACGCCAATGTCCCAACCCGTGTAGTCGTTGGCCGTGCATCCCTTCCCAGGGTGCCAAAACTTCGAGTACCACTCTTGCAACTGAGCGGGGTTCATTTTGGAGAACATCAAAGTGGTTGGACGTTTCCAGCGGTCGAGAACCAGTTCCAAATAAGTGGCCCAAACGGCGTCTTCAAAAGTGCGCCACACGCAGACGTCCGCGATGACCTGTCCTTTTTTGACGGGACCGCCGCGAGTTTCGAGCTTCTTCAGCCACTGGGACTTGAGAAAGAGGCGGATAAACGTGCGGTCAGCATCGGGTTCCCATTTGCGAAGAGCCTGTTCAATTTCGCCGAGAGTACGGCCGCTGACCCAGCTCTCCATGGCAATATTCATGGAATGTTCCCAGAGCGCCTCATCGAAAGCCTGATTCTCCTCAGGAACCTGGAAGAACTTGCGAACACCAGTTTTCAACTGTTTCAGCCGTTTCCGATCTGTGGAATTGAGTGCCGGATTGTCCCGTCGGGGGGGCGTCCTTTCTTGCTTGGACCAAGCGTCCAACGCTTTGTCCGACCGTTTGTGATGTTGCGCTTCAGGAGGACCGCCGGCTTGACGCACCGAAGTGGGTTCAATAACGTCAGCATAAGTTCGCTCGTCATCAGGATCTCGAGGGCGGAGGTCGAACTTTAGGACGGGGTCGACGGCCACGCGTGGTGCTCGACGGGCGGGGACGACGTACTTTGGCCGATCTGGGGAAATAGAAGTCTCCTGAGTCATCGGGAAATGTTGGCGAAGCAGATGAGCGACTTTGTCCTTACGATGGGCATGACGAGACCTGTCCCAAGAGCCTACGGCCTGGTTCTTCTGGTGTGGGCGAGCACGCTTAGGCAGGAAGGTATTCGGCGTAACCAATTCCCTGGCAGGATGCTCGCGTGCGAGTCGGGACCGTTCAGCCCATGAGATCGGATCGGGCGCGACTCCAGCCACCACGGGAACGGGCGGGTTCAAGCCCAAGGTGGTGGCTAAAACGGGACCCAGACTGTCAGCCATATGACTTTGGACAGCAAGTGCGACCAAACGAGCGACATCAACATTGAGGTTGATAACGGATGAATTCCGGTTGCACGACACTGCGAGGATCGAACTAAGAATCATGGAAACGCCATAACTCTGTTCCTGCAGAAGACTCAAGGCGGGAACGGTGGGCGAAACGACCAGCCAGATATTGCCAGTTGCGCGAGTGAGAGCCGTGAAGATT